GTAACAGTCAATTTGACCCAAACCTAACAAATGTAGTTTCGGCTAGAAATCAATTAATATTAGACTTAGGTGCTATAGTAGATGGAGGCCCTGCACCCGGTACTCCATTAACAGATGCTACATTCCCAACTGCAATTAACGATATTCTAGCTCAAGACCCTAATGGTGACTTTAACCTTGTTCCTTATGGTAAAATCCAAAATTGGGATGTGAGCCAAGTAACAGATATGAGTAATGCTTTTTTCAATGTAAATAGTACAACATTTAACGGTAATATTTCAGCTTGGAATACTAGTAACGTAACTACTATGGTTAACATGTTTAGAGAACAAACTAGTTTTAATCAACCTATTGGTTCTTGGGATGTTAGTAATGTTGAAAGTATGGACTCTATGTTTAGGGGAACTTTTAATACCATCATGGCGTTTAATCAACCTTTAAATAATTGGGATGTGAGTAAAGTTGAACTTACGCAGTTTATGTTCGCAGAGTGTGCATCATTTAATCAACCATTAGATAATTGGGATATGACTAGTGTTGTCAGTATAAACGGCATGTTTTCTAATTGTACAAGTTTTAATCAACCATTAGATAATTGGGATACTAGTAATATTAGAACATTTAGCACTGCATTTTCAGGTTGTACCGCATTTAACCAACCTCTAAATAGTTGGGTGTTAGACCCAACTAAAGTAACTGATAATAGATTAAGTGGTATATTTTCCGGTGCTACATCTTTCAATCAAGACTTAGATAATTGGGATGTAAGTGGTTTAGTAAGATTAAGCGGTGTATTTCAGAACGCAACTTCATTTAATGGAGATATAACTACTTGGGATACTAGTAATATTGAATCTATGAATGGTCTTTTTAATGGCGCATCTTCATTTAATAGAGATATTTCCGGGTGGGATACAAGTAGCCTTGCTGCTTCGGTTCAATTTGGAGGGGCTTTAGCAAGAACATTTAGCGGAGCAACAAGTTTTAATCAAGATATTTCCGGGTGGGATACAAGTAATTGTACTGTATTTCAAGAAACGTTCATGGATGCTACATCATTTAATCAAGATATATCTTCATGGGATACTAGTAATTCCACTAATATGTTTAGAATGTTTAAAAACGCAACATCATTTAATCAAGATTTAAGTGGATGGAGTGTTAATAATGTAACATCATGCACAGATTTTTCAGATGGTGCAACATCTTGGTCAGACCCAAAACCTAACTTTACTAGTTGCACACCTTAATAAATAATTATGAGCACGACAATAAAATATAGCATATCAAAACCTTCTGAATTCACTTATTGGATTGCAACAGAAAATGGTGAGTTTAGACTTCTTGGAGGAGTTGGGCCTACACAAGTTGCTGATTTTAAATATGCAGATGTAGAAGAATATACCGACAGAGAAGAATGGATTGCAGCACTTGAAGCTTATGGTGTTGACACAGACGATATTCCAAAAAAATAATTCTTTATCTTTGCCTAATGAATTATTATCAATCTAACTCTTATCTAATCGACATTGAAGTAAATTATGAATATGTAGAAACCTCAGAAAGAGATGGCAGAAAAACAGTTAACGTCAGAAAGTAAATTTAGTTTAAGTATAAAAGAATTAATTGCTGCTGCAATTGGGTTTAGTTCCTTGATTGGAATGTATTTTACCTTACAAGCAGACATTGCAAGAGCAATGGAACTACCTCAACCGGAGGTTCAAAAAATTGAATTCGATTATAAAGATAAATTAATTAGGTCGACCATTGAGAAAATCGATGCAGATGTTACCACTGTAAAGGAAGATGTAAACGAGATTAAAGAATCTTTAGCAAAGATGGACGAGAGGCTCTACGAGATGAGCAGAAAAAAATGAGATATCTCGCACTTATATTATTTTTCACAACACAATTATTATATTCCCAATCTATAACTGTAATACAGTTTAGTGCTGAGTTTCTAAAAGATAATGAGATATCATTAAAAGCAATTAAAGACGCTAATACAGAGACTATTTATTTAAGTAAAGAACAAGCTTTGTTTACAAAGCATGAGATAGTTTATATACCTACCCTGTTGCTTTTAAATAACGATGAGGTGGTTTTACGTATTGAGAGTGATATCTCCTTAAAACTACCTGAAAATGCGTTAGAAGAGATACAAGAGTATATTGATGAAATAATAGAAAGCAAATTTTAAAATGAAAAGAAAAGAAAAAACAGAAGAGTATGCAATCAATGGTGTAATTTTTTTGCTAGTATTAGTAGCATTCTTATTAGTGTCTAGTGTTGCATTGGGACAAGAAAATAAAAAGGATAATATATTTGATAAAGTATATGACGAGTTGTTTAAGTATGGAACTGTGTATGTAGCAGGAGATATGCGAAACTCATTTGAAACACAAAGTCCAAGTTATTTTGTAAGAACAAACCCCAACAATCTTTATGATGTACCACAAGTAATAGATAATACAGTATATCATCCTTTTGATTATCGAGTTGGAGTAGGATTTCGTAAGCTAGCTAGATTTGACTATGAAATAAAAGCAAAAAATTATTATGACGGAAAAGAAAATAACATCGCTCTATCTTCTCCAACGTCAGCAGTAAAAGGATTAGAGTACCTATTGCATTATGAAAAAGAAAGAGAAAGAGGGGTTGAGTTTAATAATTCCCGATACTTTGTTAGACATACAGGAGATTATCATATAATTAAGTTTGAACAAAGAGAACAAGGTAATGTAGGTTTTAAATATATGTCAGGAGAAGTAAGAGCTCGGCTTCCTATTGGTAAAAAGCTTAGTATATCGGGAGGCGCAATTTATCGTACTCATCAGCGTCCTTACGGATATAACCCGATTGAAATATGGCTAAATGAGATAGATGATTTTGGATTCCCGGTAAACCCGTGGTACAGTCTAGGATACCAATATGGGTTTCAAGACATAGGATATACTCAAATAGATGATTACGGAAATGAAATATACGATTGGTATTGGGTGAACTCTCAGGGAGTAATAGTTGCTCATACAGACGTACAGTTTCGTGACTTGGTATTTGGTAGATTAATGAATAGATTCAATCAAGAAAAATGGGCAGAGCTAGATGTGTTTGGTGAAATCGCACCTGTAGTAGGCTTTGACTTTTACGACTATAAGAAAAACTTTTGGATTCATATGTATGGAAATTGGATATTACCTTATCACAAATACATTCAAGGAAACGAAGATTTCTCATATTTGAATAGAGACAATTGGGGTCTAGGAGGGTTGAGACAAGACGCAGAGCCTGAGCAGTGGGACGACTATCAGGCAGGCCTAATATTTGGATGGAAAATTTCAAGGACACTTGGTTTTTTTGTAGAAGCTGAGTACACAAAGTTTTGGGATTCTAAAATATATAATAGCTCAGTAGGAATTAATTTAAGATTATAATGGCAAGAAGAGCAAACGTAGTTCAATTTAGAAAAAGAAAAAGAAAGTCACATCCTCATAGCAAAAACGCAAGTAAAGGACAGACAGGTTATGTTAAAAAATATATAGGACAAGGTAGATGAGAAAAATAAATAAAATAATTATTCATTGTTCGGCTACACCAAAACATAAAGATTTTAGTGCTGAGACCATAAGAGATTGGCACGTTAAAGGTAATGGGTGGGACGACATAGGGTATCATTACGTAGTTAGATTAGATGGTTCATTAGAGTATGGTCGCCCTGTGCAAGTCCCCGGAGCTCATTGCAGGGGGGAAAATAAATCTAGTATCGGAATTTGTTATATCGGTGGTATGGATGAAAAGATGGAAGAATGGGAAGACACTAGAACACAAGAACAAAAAGATAGTTTAGTAGATTTGCTTAAGGTGTTAAAAAAGTTTCATCCTGAAGCAAATATCTATGGACATAGGGATTTTTCACCTAAAGCTTGTCCAAGCTATGACGCAAAAACAGAATATAAAGAATTATGAAAGATATATTAAATAAAATATTTGGAGCAGCAGGAGGGGGAGTTGCAGAAAAACTTTCAGGAATAGTAGATAAATTTGTGCAAACCAAAGAAGAAAAGGCAGCATTCGAAAAAGAAATGACGCAATTATTTATGAAGCACGAAGCCGATATGGAGAAAAATATAACAGACAGATGGACATCGGATAACAGTGCGTCTAAACTAACACAAAACATAAGACCAATAGTTTTATTATTTCTAGTGGTTTCAACGGTGATAATGATTTTTATTGACGCAGGTATGATTACATTTGAAGTTGAAGATAAATGGACAGACCTTTTGCAGCTTACTTTGATTACCGTGATTTCAGCTTATTTTGGCGGAAGGTCATTTGAGAAGATTAAAAATAAAAAATAGTATCTTTGTATTAAAATTTAATACGATGCCAAATTTAACTAAGGATGAGCTTAATCTCATTCACGAAATCAAAAAAGATTTCATTACAAAAAAATTAGCTTTAGGTGATTTAGAATTGCATAAGGTTAAGATATTAAAAGAAGTAGAAGCAATAGAGAAAGTGTTTTTACAAAACGAAAAAGATTTAGCAAATAAATACGGAGCTGATTCTATTATTAATATGGAGACAGGTGAAGTAACACAAAAAGAAAAACAAGATGTCAAAAATTAGTCAATACCCCGTTGTTCAAGCTGCAGCAGACGATTTAGTTATTGTTACTGCTCCTAATGCTACTCCATCAAATGCAACTAAAAATGTTACAGTTGGTTCGATAGCACAATTTGCGGCACAAATACAATTAGGTTATGATGTGTATACTGCGAATCTAAAACAAAAAACTACAGACGACCCTACGGCAGATGAACTAAACAACACAACAGGTGCAACAATGACCTATAAAAGACTCGGAGCAGGAGAGTATGAGGTAACGGCATCGGCTAATATATTTGACCCAATAGAAAAAATTCAAGTATGGCTTAATTACGGAAGCCCCGCTTCAGACGGGTTACCTCCAAAAGTTGAAGTTACTGCATTTAATACAATCATAATTAAAACTCAAGATGAAACAGGTGTTCTAGAAGATGATTTATTAACTCTTGCTCCTTTTGAGATTCGTATTTATAAATAAAATTAAATGAACGACATAAGAAAAATTGCAGTCGGTCCTGACTATAAATCAGGAGCAATGCACTACATAGTAGGACAAGACGTTCTAAATGGAACGCATCATATTCATCTTATAAAATATGATACATCAATGGATTCTTTTAAAATATGGATAGCATCTAATAATAAAGATGAGGTTGTGCTATGGAAAGAGTTTACTGATATGCCTGTGTCAATAGAATATAATATAAATTTTTGAAATCTCCTTATTTATTTATTGCAAAAGCCATAGATGGTAAAAGATATAATAACACTAAAAAAATTGGTGGCATAGATTTTATTGTCAATACTTCAGAAGAAAACCATAAAGCATCCAACAGATTTGCCACAGTAATATCTACACCCATCAAATATACAGGGCCTGTTAAGGTGGGTGACACTTTAGTTGTACATCATAATGTGTTTAAGTTTTATAACGATATGTATGGGAGAAGAAAAAGCGGTAGAAGTTATTTCAAAGACGATTTGTTTTTTATTGAGCCTGACCAATTTTATATGTTTCATAACGGAGAAAAATGGAACACACACGGTAGATATTGTTTTACTAAACCAATTCCGGTAGAAGATTCGTATATTTATAAACCATTTAGTGAAGAACCATTAATGGGTGAAATAAAATATAGCAATGATTATCTTAGGTCTAAAGATGTTAACGAAGGAGATAAAGTTTGTTTTAAACCCGATACTGAGTATGAGTTTGAAATAGAGGGTGAAAAACTATACAGAATGTATGACCACCAAATAACAATTAAATTATAATATGGACTCAAAAACTTTAAAAAAAAATATTATACAGGCCGGAATGAGAGCCGTAGAACAATTAATTAAAGTTGCAAAAGAAGATATTATAAAGCCTGACCCTGAAGATGAGTTAGCAGCAGACAGATTAAAAAATGCAGCAGCCACAAAAAAACTTTGCATTATGGATGCATTTGATATATTAGCTAGAATAGAAGCGGAGAAAAATATAATTGATGCCGAAGAAAAAGGGCCAAGTAAAATAGATACAAAACAAGGATTTGCAGAGAGAAGGTCTAAATAAACTATATAGAGTTATAGAGAACGCTATACCTAAAAACGTTATTTCAAATAAAAATAGAAATAGAAGTTGGTTGTATGGCTACAATGAAAAATATGACTTAGTAGTTATTTCTAAAACAGGGCAGATTGAACAGGTAATAGAAGTAAATGGATTATTAATAGCTTTACCGAAAGCTCCAAAGTCTCTTCAAAGAGACAAAGATTATTGGGAAAGAAAACAATTACCAAAACCACTTAGCCAAATAAACTCCATATTTCAATGGAATACAATGCCTGATAGTTTTAAATCAAGGTGGGTGGATTTTATAGAAGATGAGTTCGATAAAAGAGAGTTAGGTTATTGGTTTGTTAATGATAAAGTTCCAACCTATATTACCGGAGCTCATTATATGTATCTTCAATGGACATCCATTGATGTTGGTTATCCTGAGTTTAGAGAAGCTAACAGAATTTTTTATATTTATTGGGAAGCTTGTAGGGCTGACCATAGATGTTTTGGAATGATTTATTTAAAAATAAGACGTTCAGGTTTTTCATATATGGGCTCTTCCGAGTGTGTAAACACAGGTACATTAGCTAAAGACTCAAGAGTCGGTATACTTTCAAAAACAGGTTCGGATGCTAAAAAAATGTTTACCGATAAGGTTGTACCTATTTCTAATCGACTACCATTTTTCTTTAAACCTATTCAAGATGGAATGGATAAACCAAAAACAGAACTTGCATTTAGAATTCCTGCTGCAAAAATTACAAAGAAAAATATGTATGATATTGCTGACGAAGAGTTGTATGGGCTAGACACAACAATAGATTGGAAGAACACAGATGACAACTCATATGATGGTGAAAAGCTTTTATTACTAGTTCACGATGAAAGTGGAAAATGGTTGAAACCAAATAATATTTTAAATAATTGGCGTGTAACTAAAACTTGTTTGCGATTGGGTAGTAGAATTATCGGAAAATGTATGATGGGTTCTACATCTAATGCATTGAACAAAGGAGGTAAAGAATTTAAAAAATTATTTAATGATTCTAATCCCCACAACCGAAGCAAAAATGGACAAACTAAATCAGGGTTATACAGTTTGTTTATTCCTATGGAGTGGAACTTTGAAGGTTACATAGATAAATATGGAATGCCTATTGAAGATGTAGTTGAATATTGGGAAGCAGAAGTGGAGTCTTTAAAAAACGACCCTGACGCATTAAACGAATTCTATAGACAATTTCCTAGAACTGAGTCTCACGCATTTAGAGATGAAAGCAAACAAGCACTTTTTAATTTAAACAAACTATATCAACAAATAGATTATAATGATTCTTTAATTCAAGAACATCATATTACTCAAGGCAGCTTTTATTGGAAAGGAGGAGTCGTAGATTCTGAAGTAGTTTGGAGGCCTGATTTAAGAGGTAGGTTTAAAGTGAGTTGGCTTCCACCAAAACATTTGCAAAATAGAATTGTAAATAAAAAAGGGACTAAGTATCCGGCTAATGAGCACATTGGTGCATTTGGATGCGACTCATATGATATATCAGGGACTGTGGGTGGTGGTGCATCTAATGGAGCATTGCACGGCTTAACTAAGTTTAATGTAGACGATGCGCCAAGTAATCAGTTTTTCTTAGAGTATGTGGCAAGACCACAGACTGCTGAGATATTCTTTGAAGAAGTTTTGATGGCGTGTATTTTTTATGGTATGCCTATATTGGTAGAAAACAACAAACCAAGGTTATTATACCATTTTAAGAATAGAGGTTATAGAGGTTTTAGTATCAATAGACCCGACAAAGCATTTAA